GTTGTCCAAGAAATACTATTTGGAAAGGTGGAAAGGAACAAAAGGAAGTTTATATGCTAAAAGAGAACGATGCTATAAGAATTAACATTAATAAGCCGTTACGACCTTATGAAGAATAAATGTTAAAGTTTTGTTAAGAATAGTTTTAGTTAACAATAATGTTTGTATATTTGTAGAGTAAATAAATATAAATTTAAAACTATAAAATGACAACATTATTTCAAATGCAAGGCAGAAGCGGTAGACTAGTACAAGTAGACCTTAATCAAAAAAACATAACGGATAAACTGTTTAGTTGGTTAGAAGAAAAACACAACGAAATCTTTTGGGATATCGAAATGCACGAGGGAGGAAGTGTTGAGGTTTACAAAGGTGTAGATGGATTTACGATTACTTTTAGTGGCGATAATGGTATTTTTGAAATGGAAGAAGTAATAGTTCAAACAGTATAAAAAACTAAAGATGAAAAAACAACAAAAAGACTGGAGTGTAGAAGACGTGCTTTATGTACTAACCGAACTAAAAGACAAAATGGCTTTTGTGGACTGGAATAAATTAAACAAACAAATTGCCGAAGAACTAAACACATCAGTAAGTAGTGTAAAAGCAACATTATCAAATTGCCAATACGTTGCAACTGGGAAAGGTTTAGAAAACTATTCACAAACACAAGAAGAAGCAACTAAAATATTTATTAGTAAATATACAGACCGCTTTTTTAAAATAGTGTAAATAGATAGGTGTTATGCTGGGATAAGCATATATTAAATGTCTTGAGAAGAAACCAGCCTATCTTTTTTTAATTAATATAAAAACAAAAAAAAATGGAAGATTATTTAAAAACCGAAGAAGATTTTAATATTGAGGAACTAATGGAGTTGGAGGAGTGGTATAAAAATTTAGATTAGATATGATACAGACATTAGCAACATTTTTAATACTATCGTTTTTTATCCCCTATGAACCAAGACTAACCTCCTTGAGAAATTTAGGATACAATGATACTGCTTCTGTATTAGAGTTAATCATAAGATGGATTGGTAAGATTTGCAAGTTCAGTTGGTTTATAACATTTGCACTTGTAATACTTTTAACTATTAAAACCCTTTTAAAATAAAACTATGAAAAACAAAACAACTTACGTTCACGAAACAGAAACCCTATGGGCAGAAAACGGAGAAATCTATATGTACTACAACGATGGAAGTATTATTGTATTTAACGCAGAGAATTTATTTAGCGACTTACCTTGCCTACTTCAGTTATGCCTAAAGGAGAAAAAGAAATCAGATGATTACGTTATGTCTAAACTAAAACAAATAGAAGAATGATATTACTTGTAGACGCAGACAGTTTGGTATTTGCTTCTTGTTATCGCAAGAGGGAAAATCCAGATGATGGAAAGTGGCAGACCGAAATAGATGACGCAAGGCATAAGTTCGATGAACAATTTATGAAGATTGTTAACGACCTTGAGGAAATATATACTGTTGATGAGGTTAGATGTTTTAGCGGTTCAAAAGGTAACTTTAGAAAACAATTAACTAAAGACTACAAGGCAAATAGAAAAAAGCAAGACTTACCACCGCTACTTTGGGATATGCACCAATACGTAAAGGACTACTACGATAGCATATACTGTTATGGATTAGAAACCGATGACCTTGTAGCAAGACATTGGAAACAACTATCTGATGAGGTGGGTAGGGATAATGTTATGATTGTATCGATAGACAAGGATTATAAGCAGTTTCCCGCACTTATTTACAATTATCATTATAAGCACCGCAGAGTATATGATATAACAGTAGACGAAGCCTTATATAATTTTTACGAACAAATGATTATTGGCGATACTGCTGATAACGTAAATTACTTTAAGGGTAAGGGTAAGAGATTTGCAGAGAAATATCTTGATGATTGTGTAACCCATTACCAATACACAAAGAAGATATATGAACTATTTAAACAAGAATACAAAGGAAAAGCAAAACTAAAATATATAGAATGCTACAACCTTTTAAAATTAAGAACAGAGTAAAAATCAACATAAATATAAAACTATGAAAAACACAGATTACAAAACGCAATTAGGAAGAATAAAAGAATTTATTGAAAGTTATGCTGGATACGATATATCCACAAGGTCACGTAAAGCAGAGGTGGTAATGTTTAGAACGCTATACTTTAAGTTAGCAATGGAGAGTACAGATTGGGGATTAGAAAAAATAGGAGAGATAGTTAAACGTGACCACTCAACTGCTATCCACGCCAGAAAGATGTTTGACGAGGTAATGAACAATAGAACATTAAAGAATTTATATTGTATGTATAAATCTGATGTTCTTGGTCAAGAGATAAGTGATAATTACAAAGAGATTGAACAGTACAATGAGTTAAAAAAGAAATACAACGCCTTGTTGTTTGACCAGAAACTAACCTATAAAGACTTAAAGAATAAGGAAACAATAGAACTAACAGAAAACGAAAAAGCATACAGAAAACTATCAGATGAAAAGAAAGAAGATTATGATAGACGTGCTGCACTTGTACTTAAATCATATAAGTGGAAAGAATATAATTCAACATTTGAAATAATAAACTGCGGAGGAGTAACTGACGCAAGGGCAACTTTAAGATAAAAAATATGGATTGGGAACTAGAAATACAACTGCACTTACCACACGATAGATTACTATTAGGTTGGGAGTACATTGCACCAGATAAGGAATATAACTACAATACAATCAAATTATATTTGTTTATTGTTACATTTACTTTAGATTTTTGATATGAAAAAACAAATACAAAGAATACAACAACTTATTGATAAACTACCTAATGGTAAAAGAAGAAAAGAATTGTTTAAAAAATTACTTAAATTAAAAATAAAGATTTAATACGTTATATAGTTATGATACAGAAAGTTAAAATAAGCAAAGTAAAACCTAACAAAGATAATCCAAGACTTATAAAGGACAATAAGTTTAAAAAGTTAGTAAGGTCAATTAAAGACTTCCCCGAAATGTTAGAATTAAGACCAATAGTAGTTAATAATGATAATGTTGTTTTAGGTGGGAATATGAGATTAAAAGCGTGTAAGGAGGCTGGATTAAAAGAAGTGTATATTCTAAAAGCAAAAGATTTAACCGAAGAACAACAAAAAGAGTTTATTGTAAAAGATAATGTAGGCTTTGGAGAATGGGATTGGGATATACTTGGAAATGAATGGAATGTTGAAAAACTCGAGGAATGGGGTTTAGAGGGGTTTCCATTTGAAATTAATACTCAAGTAGAAGATGAGTACAATCGTTCAGTAGAAGTGCCTAAATATAAGCCTAACGATGTTAAGCCTAAAGTAAATGAATTGTTTGATAATGAGAAAACAAATAAATTTATAGAAAACATTGAAAAAGCAGATATACCAAAAGAAGAAAAAGACTTTCTAATAAAAGCGGCACACAGACATATTAAATTTAACTACAAAAATATAGCCGATTACTATGCACACGCAAATAAAGAAGTGCAAGAACTAATGGAAGATAGTGCTTTGGTTATAATAGACTTTAACAAAGCAATAGAAAATGGCTACGTTTCTTTAAGTGATAAAATACAAAACCAATACAAGTCAGACTATGGAGAATAATTTTTGTGCATTCATACTAACACACGGAAGACCAGATAGTGTTATAACATACGATAGCCTAAAAGAACAAGGCTATACTGGTAAGATTTATATTGTTATTGATAACGAAGATAAGAAAGCAGATGAATATTATAAGAAGTTTGGAGATGAAGTAATAATGTTTGATAAAGAAGAAATGTCAAAAACATTTGATGAAGCAGATAATTTTAATGATAGACGTGCTATTGTATATGCAAGAAACGCTTGTTTTAAAATAGCAAAAGACTTAAACATAAAATACTTTATTCAACTTGATGATGATTATACTTCTTTTAGATACTCTGCTAATAGCAAAGGGGAATATATAACACAAGATACAAGGATAAAAAACTTGGATATTATATTTAACGCTATGTTAGATTTCTACAAAGAAACAGATGTTCATAGTATTGCTATGGCACAAGGTGGAGATTTTATAGGTGGAGAAAGTTCAAAAGTTTTTAAAGATAAACTTGCAAGAAAATGTATGAATAGTTTTATATGTTCTACCGATAGACCTTTTATATTCGATGGTAGAATAAATGAAGATGTAAATAACTATACCTATAAAGGAAGTATAGGATATAAATTCTTTACAATAGCATCAGTAAGATTAGAACAAAAACAAACACAAAGTAATCAAGGAGGTATGACTGATATATACCAAGACAATGGTACATATATAAAATCTTTTTACTCGGTTATATTTCAGCCATCAAGTGTTACAGTATCACTAATGGGAAACAAAAATATGAGATTACATCACAGAGTAAACTGGATTTATACAACACCACAAATTTTAGACCAAAAATATAAATTATGAGTTATCCAAAGGACAAAAAGCAACAACATAAAAAAGAAAGTATTATTAATGCTTTAGAACAGACGTTAGGTGTAGTTACATCTGCTTGTAAGATAGTAGGTATAAATAGAAGTACTTTTTATAGATGGCTTGAAGATGATGCTGAATTTAAAAGAGATGTAAATGACATAAGCAATATAGCATTAGACTTTGCAGAAAGTAAGTTACACGAACAGATACGAGATAATAACACTACTGCTACTATATTCTATCTAAAGACAAAAGGTAAGAAAAGAGGTTATATAGAACGTCAAGAAATTACTGGTGCTGATGGTATGCCTAACAACTTTAAAATAGAGATAATTGACAAGACAGAGGACGTTACAGACAAATAAGGTATTTGGTCACTTAATAAATTCTAACAAGAAGATTGTAGTTGAACAAGGCGGTACTCGTTCTGGTAAAACATATAATATAATCTTATGGATAATCTTTCACTATTGCCTTAACAATAAGGAAAAGGTAATAACTATTTGTCGTAAGAGTTTCCCAAGTTTAAGGGCAACAGTAATGAGGGATTTTATGGCTATACTTGAAGAACATAAACTTTATAATGAAACCAACCACAATAAGTCTAATAGTGAATACAGTCTATTTGGAAACCTTGTAGAGTTTATTTCTTTAGACCAGCCACAAAAGATTAGAGGGCGTAAAAGGGACTTGCTATTTGTTAACGAGGGTAATGAGTTGTATTTTGAAGATATGCAACAGTTACTCTTTAGAACACAAGAAAGGATTATACTTGATTTTAATCCATCAGATGAATACCATTGGATATATGATAAGTTAATACCAAGAGATGACTGTGATTTCTTTAAGACCACCTATTTAGATAATCCTTTTATTGAAGAAAGCATTAGAAAGGAAATAGAACTTCTTAAAGATACAGATGAACAGTATTGGCAGATATATGGCTTAGGAGAAAGGGCAGCAAGTAGAAGTACAATATTTAAGTATTTTGAAGTTAATGTTATTCCAGAAAGTTCTAAATTGATTTCGTATGGTATGGATTTTGGTTATACTAATGACCCAACAACTTTGGTTAGTGTTTATACAGAGGGGCATAATCTTTATATCAAGGAACATTTATATAGAACTCAAATGACCACGCAAGATATTAATACCTTTTTAAGAGATGAAAACATTGTTGGTAGTGTATATGCTGATAGTGCAGAACCAAGACTTATATCAGAGTTAAAGAAAATGGGACATTCTATATTCCCAAGTATAAAAGGTAAGGATAGTGTAAATGCTGGTATTGATTTATTAAAAAGATATAAGATAAATATATTAAATACCTCAACAAATGCAATATCAGAGTTTAGAAACTATAAATGGAAAGAGGATAAAACTGGTATGCTTACCAATACTCCAGAAGATAAGTATAACCATATAATAGACAGTTGTAGGTACGCTACTTATTCTATATTAAGTAGACCAAACTTTGGTAGATATGCTTTGCATTAAGTTAAAAATTTGTTAAAATATTTTTTTGATAGTATTTATTTTATAATATTTGCAAAAACAATAAATACATTATGACAGAGTTTGAAAAAATAGGTTACTTTATAGAATATATGATTGACACCAAATATATTGGTACTAAAGTTATAGACAAGCCAGACAGAAAAGAGGTTGGCTATTATGGACGTATAGATAGTATAGCAACAGAAGATATTATATTAGATAATAAAAGGCGAATTAAAAAAGGTCAATCTTATTATACTCGTATGTATCCACTTTGTGGTAAATTAAAACACAAAAACTATTAAATGTTAAAATTATGTTAAAAGTTTTTATAGCATCTAAAAGCATCTTATATTTGTAC